TTAGGTCCGTCGCCGCGCCGTTCCGCCGAATGCGACGACGTTGGTATCGCGCTGGTATCGCAGATGCGCGGTCGTGTACTGGCCCACCTCGCGCCAGAAATCCTCGACGCCTTCGATCATCTCATTGAGGTAATCCGGGCGCAGGTGGCGGTAGTTCTTCTTGTTCGTGCCGACGCCGGCATGCCCGGCCGCCGCGTCGATCTGCGCGTCCGGCACGCCGCGCTTGTGAAGCTCGGTCGCGATCGTGTGGCGCAGCGTGTTCGGGCTGCCGATGCCGCGCATCTTTGGCCGGCGCTTTGAGAGCGAGCCGCGCCCGGCTTCGATCCAGACCGGATTGCCGTCCGCGTCGACCGCCTGCTCGCAAATCCCGGCTTCGATCAGGCACGCCTCGAACGACGTCTTGATGCTGGCGGTGTCGCGGAAGATGACGTTGCCGTCCTTGTCTTCGGTCCGGTAGCGAATCGCCTTCCCGGTCTCGCCCTCCAGCCATGGCGCCAAGGTTGGTGCGACCGGCACGATCGAGCGGCGCTTCTTCGTCTGCGCCCGGCCGGGTGCGTTGAAGTAGATCAGGCCGTCGCGCAGCTGAAGGTCGAGGTCGAGTTCCATGATCGCCTCGCCACGGCCGTGCGTCGAGAGCATGATCATCACGAAGCGATGGACGTGCCATCGTTCGGGGATGCGGATGGCCGCCTCAAGGATCCGGGCGACCTGCTGCGGGGTGTAGATCAGATCCTTCGGCCCTGGCCTGTCCTTCTCCGACACGTCGGGGATGAACGGGGCGGACGGGATGATCTCATTCTCCCACGCATGGCGGAGCGTCGCGCGAATAGCTGCCAGCTCGCGGCTGATCGTCGCGCCGCTGATCCTGTGGCCAGCTTTCCGGGACGGCTGGGCTTTGCGCCAGTCGATGTAGCGCTGGCACAGGGCGCGGTTGATGTCGGAAACATAGGGCCCGGAGGTGATCCGGCCCGCGCGGCGCTCGCCCTCGAAGAAGATCAACCACTGGCGCACGGCGTCGCGCGCGCGCTGCGGGTCGGCGTTGTTCTTTTCGACATGGGCGAGCCAATCGACGAACAGCGATTCGACCGACGCCTGGGCGAGGGGGACGGCGACCGGCTTGCGCCAGGCGGCATAGTGCTGCGCTAGGGCATCGATCGCTTCTTGCGGGGGCTGTCCTTGCGGCCCACGGCCTCCCAAGCCTGTGCTCTTTCGGCCCGTTCGACGGCCGCGGCCATCGGCCCCGTCGACATACCAGCAGATGTTCCAGTCGTCGCGATCGGCGCGATGCCAGAGCCAGAAGGGGCCGAGCTCGACGCGGGCGGGGTTATCGTTTCCTGCGCCGCCGGGGCCGGATCGTCGTGCCATTGGGACGCAAACTCCTCCGCTGTCATCTCGCACAGCTTCGCATAGATCGGGGATTTTACCAACGCGCGCACCTGCGCAGGGTCGAGGTGCAGCCGCTCGCCATTGCGGGCCGCACGCTCGATCTTGTCGCGGATAGGGGCGAAGGTGAGGGTCACTCCTTAGCCTCTTTCGCTTCGACCGCCGCGATCGCTGCGTCCCGCGCTTGGCGATAACGAGCGCTCGCCTCGCGTAGCGCTTCGCCGCCCAGCTCGCGGCCGGAGGCGTCGGCATAGGTCTCAAACACGGCCCGGTTTAGAGCCTTGGGAACGCGTCGCCAGTGTGGCCAGCACATCAGTTGGTTCGGCTTTGCGTGCGCGGTGCAGCCTTTGATAGGGCAGGGTTTGCCTGCGCGGGTCATAGCGGTGCCGTTTCTTGCAGCGTTGCGTCGAGGAGCGCCCATGCAGCGGCCTGCTCGGGATCGTCGCTGTCTTGCCAGTTTGATGGGCGGACGGCGCTCACTGCGGTCAGCGCAGCGCGCAGCTGCGTGAGCCCGACGCCCATCGCCGCGCGGTCGAGATTGAGCTGGATCATGCCTTCCGATCGGTCAGCGGCCTCGCGCTTCCAGAACGCCACATCGGCGCGAAGCTCGGCTTCTACGGAGGGGCGGGAGGGGGAGGCGGCGAGGGCGTGCGCCAGTTGCCAGCCAAGATGCACGTTTTCGAGCGCATCATCGCCGTAGATATATCCACGACGCTCCATCTGCGCCCATGCGGCGACGAAAACCTGATCGTCGTGCATGTTGAGCGCGAAAGCGTCCTCGGCAATCGTCTCCCTCGGCACCATGACGAACTCACCCCCATCGGGTGCGGGCTGGGAGGCGAGGGCGGCGCGGACTTCGCTCGGGTCCATCGGGTCTCCGTGCTGATCCTTTGGCATCGCGGCGCGAACGATGTTCATCAGCGTTCCACCAAGGTCACCGTCATACTCTTCAGTGCCGTCGCAAGGCGTCCAGTCGGTTACATCCAGCTCCTTGGCCAGGAGCTCGACGGCATACTGGACGCCGCTGTCGAACACGCAGGCGGCGGGATGATCGAATTCTGGCAGCGGGCCGTGATGGTCCGCCCAAGGGGCAAGCGCATCGTGCACTGACACAGTACCGAGCATCGCCGCGATCTCCTCGACCCCGGCGGCGGTGACCATGATCCCGCGCGCGGCGGCGCGGCTGGCGATATCGGCAAAGTCTGGGGCGGGGGTCATTCTTCTTCTCCCGGCTGGTTCACCGCGTCCCATGCGCGGAAATAGATGACGGCGACCGCGATGGCCGCGACGAAGGCGATGGAAAGCAGGGCCTCGATCATTGGTTTGCTCCGGCTGCTGGCCCAGCGAGATGATCGAGTGCGCGACTACCGGCATGCTGGGTGCAGAGGTTGAGACCATCGACGCGCCAGCGCGCATTGCGCATGCAGGTCTCCGGATCGGATCTGCTGTAAGTTGCGCGCTTCTCGCGATATCCTTTGTAGCCGAGGTCATGCAGTTCGGCCTTGGGGAGCTGGCATTGAATGCGCTCGTAAGGCGGCCCGTCGAGGCGTTCGACAATCACCGGTCGAACCTCCCGCCTGCATGCTCGCGCTGGAAGCGGCGCAGGGTCTCGCCCGGCGTTTCGCCTGGCTTCATGCTGGCTCCGGTGCCGACTACCCCGCCCTTCCAAGACCCGCGCTGGTTGCCGACCTCCTCGTGGAAGCTGATCCCGATTTCGTCGGTGACCCGGCGGCGGACCGGGACGCCGAGAATCCGGTAGGTCGATGTGCAGCGCTCGCGGTGCAGGGTCGTCGGGACATGCTGCGCCTGTCCCGACGGCTGGCACATGTAGTGGAAGGTGTAATCCTCTGCCCACGGGGCCGGGCCCATCTCGGCGGCAGCTTCGGTGCTGTGCCAGTCGCGGGGCATCCGGTCGTGCGGGTGCCAGTTGCCAGACGCGTCGAGATACTCGCGCCGATAGTCGCCCCGGCGGCTATTCCAGCCCCATGGCAGCGAGAAGGAAGTGCGGCGGCGGCCCCAGCTGAGGGAGCCGTAGCCGCTCGCGCCGCCCCAATCCTGTCCGAAGCGGAAGCTCGCGCCCCATTCCGGGCTGTCGAGGGAATAGCCATCCTCGTCGCGGCGCGACAGGCGGATGAATACCTGCACGCCGGGGATCGCGAGGTGCAGGTTGCGTCGCTTGGCGACGGCTGCGAACAGCATAGAGCCAAAGCTGATCTCACCCCACCGGGTGCGATAGGACGGGTTGCGACCGCCCATGTATGCGCCGCGTGGAACCCCAAGCATCCGCAGATACCATGGCACCTTCCGATCCGCCCACGGAGCTCGCGCCAGATCCTCGGCTGCACGGCGGCGGTCGCGCTCGGGCTGCTCGCGCTGCCATGCGCCCTCATCCCACGGCTTATTCCAGACCTCATACGCCTGCAGCTTCATTGGGTTGAGGTCGGCCCAGTCGCCGCGAAACTGGATCGCGCGATCGTCAATCGTCAGAAATGCAGGCGGTTTCTCATGGGCAAATGCGAGGACCGGCCGGTCCGGGCGGGGCCGACGAGGTGAGGCGTATTCCTCCCATTGCTGGTCGAGCCATTCGCTCATCGCAGCGATGCCCTCGGGCGTCTTCGATCGCGACGAATAGATCATCAGGGTGAACAGCGCTGACGCGCGGATAGCCCACGGCCAGAAGCCGTTGGTGACGTGGCCGTAGATCGAACCGTCCTGCCACCCCCGGCCGTAGCTGTGGATGACGCCGTCGAAGTCGATGCAGATGATAGGTTTGTCGGACATAGGAAGCTCCAGAAGAGGGGTTAGCGCGGGCGGCTTTCGACGCGGCGGTCGGGGGCGGTGCCGGTGATGAAGTATTCGCGGTGTCGGCTGATCGCGTTGAGCCGATCGCAGTGAGCCTGCAGCTGGTCGGTCGCCGCCTGGGTGCCGCGCACCATCGACGCGCCGATCTGCCCGGCGAGGTCGATCAGTTCGCTGGCGCGGGGCAGGAACGGCTTGGTCGTTGCCCAGCGGCTGGCCGCCGCTTCGAGCAGCGATACCGGCACGTCGGCGAGATCCTCGGTCAACAGCCGCAGCGTGTGGGCGTGCGCCTCAAGGTCCGCCTGCGCGTTCGGCCGGTAGCGGAAACCGAGTTCAGCCACGATTTTCGCCACGGCCGGCGGCACGGGCTTCTTCCGCTTCGGCGCGCTCGGCGGCGCGGAAGAGGGAGAGGCTGGGGTCAGGGCGCGATCCGCGAAGTGTGCGATCGGCTGGGGCAGGTCGGTGGGGGGCATTGCGGCGCTCCAGGGTTGCGGTGATCCAGGCGGCTGGGTCGGACGGGGTTTCGAGCTGCGCGGCCGAAAGCGCGTCGAGCACGGCGCCATCGCCGTGGGATTTCCGCCAGCGTCCGACGAGCGAGCGGGCATTCCGGTCGGGCGTCCCGGCTGTGGTCAGCATGGGGATGGCGGACGCGAAGATGGCGGCGCGGATGTCGAAGGGTTGCGGAGGGGTAGGGGGCGCAAGCGGCGCTCCGGCGCCGGATGCGTTAGCATCCGAACTTTCTGTATCTGCTTCTGTATCTGAGGCCGTTGCGCGACGCTGATGCAACGTTGCATCGCCGTTGCGCCGCCGTTCCCGGTGGGAGCGAGAGCGGGCAGTGCTGCTGTCGCTCTCATATTGGCGGCGTGACCATGCGGCGACGGTGTCGCCGGTGGTGAGGCCGAGTTCGCCGAATGCGTCGAGCACCGCAGTCACGGTGTCGAGGGGTTCGGAGAGTATGACGGCGAGGCGGCGGGGCGTCGTCGCAAAGCGGCCGCGCTCGCCCGTCCCGCACGCGCTTTCGAGCAGCGCGTGCCAGGCGGCAATGGCCACCGACCGGCTGGTGCCCGCGATCATCGCGGCCTCCCCCAGCTTCGGGTCGGTGACGGTTCCTTCATAGGCGCGATACCAGCGGGTCACTGCTGCCCCTGCTGTTGCGTGGGAAGTGCGGCGATGAAGCTGTCGATCGCGTCGGCCATCGGCCGGATGCGCTCGCCAAGCTGCGCGATGCCAGAATAGGTCTTGGCGATGCCTAGCCGGTGGACGACCGCAACCGCGCGGGCGAAGTCGTCGTTGTAGAACAGCCGACTAACCTCGTGCGCTTCCAAAGCGCACGCCGCATAGATCGCGTTCAGCGTAGCCTCGGCGGTCTCCGCTCGGTCTGTTGCAGCCCTAGTCCGGCGCTTGACCTCATCCTCGATACGCTTTCCGATCGCGGCGCGTTCGTCGACCATCGCCTTTTCGATCGCCTCACGAACGGTCGATCTGGCATGTTCGTCCGACCGACGGAGCAGCGCTGCCAGAAACTCGGGAGACACCGGCACGGGATCGAGGGGGGGCGCCGCGCGCACAACCTTTAGGCCGTTGCCGCGAACCTCATAGTGCCCCCACCTCTCGGGCAACTCGCCCTCGCGGACGAGGTCGGGTGGGGTGACGATCCACCAATATCGGCAATAGCGAGCAATCGCCTCGGCCTTCGCCGGCTGGCGCAGCTCGTTGAGCCAATCGCTGCGGCTGACCTTGATCTCGAAACCCTGCAGGGCGATCCCGCGCGAGGGCCAGAGGCCCATTGCGATGGCGTCTGCCCAACGGCGAGCGCGACCGCCGGTGGCGTCACCAACCTCATAGAACAGGGCGTATTCCGGCGCGCAGAATTTGCGGGCGAGCGCCGCGCGGACATCGGATGAACGCATTATGCCGCCCCCCTCAGAACATAGCCGGCTGGCGCGGTGTCGGCGGCGAGACGAGCCTCGAGAGTTCGCCACGCATAGCCAGCCACCAGTGGGACGACGCCGTTTCCACAGGCGCGGAGGCGGTCCACCCGATCGGCCATCCCATCAGCCATTCTACGAACAGCGGGTTCAAGGTGCGGCGCTCGGGCGATGATGTTGGGCCAACGGGGGTCGCTGGGTCCGGGGGTAAGGAGGGGAAGTCCCGCGCAACATGGGCAAGCATGCGCTGATGCGACGCTTGCGTCGCCTTCCGCTCGTCGTCCGATGCGGTTGGCGTCGGCCAGTTCTTGACCATCTCCTGTAGGTCCGGCCCGCCCGCGCCGCGTTCCTTGCGCTTCGAATTGGCACCTCCGGTGATCGCCTTCGGGGTGGCCCAGTCTCTCGTCCAGATCTGCACTTCGTTCGCGAGCGGAAGGCCAAAGCCGTTCCCGTTCGTGCCCTTCGCTTTCGCTTCCGCCTGGCGCTGTAACAGGCGATCGAGATCCGCAGCCTCGAACTGCTGCGCACTCGGCGTTTGCCAATGATCTGCCCAGTCCCGGCTCACCGCCGTCAGCGTGTCCGACACGCCCCGGCTGTGCCGCCGTCCCGCGCTCTCCGAATCCTCCGCCCGCGCGGTCGGCCATGACGAAGAGCCGTTCGCGCCCGTGAGCGAGGCCAAGCTCCTTCGCGCTGAACAGTCCGACCGTAACGCGGCAACCCAGTCTTTCCAGTGCTGGGACGAGCACGCGGAGCTGTCCGTCCGCATTCCCCGGGACGTTCTCGCGGAAGAGACGATGAGCCCCGCTGCGGTCGAAGGTGTCGATGACGCGATCAAGCAGCCAGCGATCGTCGTCGGCCCCGAGGCCACGTCCGGCGACGCTGTTGGGCTGGCAGGGGTCGCCCGACACAACGCAATCCACTGCGCCACGCCATGCTCCAGCGTCGAATGTGGCAAGGTCAGACCAGATAGGCGCCGGATGGAGCCACCCGTCTTCCATGCGCGCGACCAGGATGCTGGCTGCCGGGGCTTCCCTCTCCACGTAGCAGACGGTGCGAGCCGCTGGCTCGGCCAGTCGGATGCCAAGGTCGAGACCTCCGACGCCTGCGCAGAGGGACAGGCAACGCCAGGGACGAAGAACCACGTCACGCATCGCACCCCCGCCCGACCAGCTCGCCATGCTCGCCGCCGGTGAACTGCTGCCAGTGGACCCAGCCCTTGCCGTCCGGGCACCAGAAGCCCCACTCGCGCTCCTTGGGGCCGGTCATGAACAGCGAGACGCAGCGGCCGCCATCGGGTACGATCAGGCGGTGCGTGTCGGTCGCCTGGCGAACAATGATGTCACCGGCCTTGCGCGGGACGCGCTGATATTCCAGCCACGGGGAGAACTCGTCGTAAAGCACCTCTTCATAGCCGCCGTCGATCAGCAGCGACGTGTTGGGCCATGGGTGGTCATGGCCCGCGCGATCGTCGTCGCTGCGCAGGATCTCGTGCAGGTAGACGTTGCACCACGGGTTGCGGGGGATGATCCACCATCGCCTCAGATAGGGGTTGTCAGCCGGGCCGATGACGAAGTCAGGCACGCGCTGCATGATGCCGTGTGCCCAGACGCGCAGGTCGCCGAGGTTGGCCATGGGAATGGGGGACCCGCTCATGCTGCCACCGCCTGCACGCGAGCGCGCTGTTCATTGGCCCAGCGGAACTCTTCCTCCACGGCCAGGCGCGCCTCGTCGTGTCCTTCGAGCGCGCGGTCGAACATGATCGCGGCCATCGGCAAGTCCCCGGCCAGCGCATAGCGAACAGCTTCGCGAATGAACTGGGCGTCGACCTCGCCGAACTCGGTTTCTTCAAACATCGATCGTTTCCCTCAGACACGCATCGGCATCAGGACGAGGGTGAGCCCGCCTGGAACCGTGCTTTTGATTGCGGTGGGTGCGGCGCCGTCGGTCAGCTCGAAGCGGACGGTGTCCGCGTCGATCGCGGCGAGGGCGTCGCGCAGGTAACGCAGGTTGAAGCCGATCTCGAAACCCGGCTTGCCGTCGAATTCGCAACCGACTTCATCCACCGCCTCGCCGTGGGTCTGCGAGGTGGTCGAGAGCGAGATGCGCTCGGCTTCGATGGTCAGCTTGGCCGCCCGGACCTTGTCGCTGGTGGTGACCGCGATGCGGGCGGCGGCGTCGGCGAGGGCATCGCGATCGATCACAGCCGCGCAGGTCGGTGCAGCCGGCATCACGCGGTCGTAATCGGGGAAGGTGCCGTCGACCAATTTGGCAGTCAGCACCACGTCGCCCGCGCTGAACCGGATTTTCTTGTCGCTGACCTCGATCTCGAACGGGATGTCGCCGCGGCTGTCAGCGAGTTTCAGGATCAGATTGACCGTTTTGGTCGGCACGATCGCGTCGGGCAGCGTTTCCGCACCTGCGGGCATCGGCGTGATCAGCCGCGCCATGCGATATCCGTCTGTAGCTGCGAAGCGCAGGCCGTCGCCCTTACCGACGTGCATGAAAATGCCGTTGAGATAGTAGCGGACCTCTTCGGTGCTGATCGCATGGCGGACAGCGCCGAAGGATTCGGCCAGCGCCCGGCCGGGCAGGGTGAAGGTGGCTTCCGCCTTGCCGGTGACGATGATCGGGAAGTCGCTCGCCTCGCGTATCGCAAAGCGCGTGCGCGACCGGCCTGACCGCACAAGGGCTGAACCATCCGCGATCTCGATAAGCGTCTGGCTCCCGGCGGCGAAGGTCCCGACGATGTCAGTGAGGCGCATCGCATCGACCGCAAATCGGAGCGGCTGGGCAGCGACGCAGGGGAGCGAGCGCCGGATCATGACGTCGAGGTCCGTGGTGGTGAGCGTCGCGCCGTCCGGCCCGGCCTCGATCAGCACGGTTGCGCAAATCTCGATCGTGTTGCGGCGCTCGACTGCCTCGCGCACCTCGCGCAGGGCGGCGGCAAGCGCGCCGGTCTCGAATTCAAGGGACTGGGCTTTGGTCAACGGTCGATCCTTTCGATAGCAGGCGGGCAGGGGTGCGCGGCGCGGATGTCGCCGAGCAGGGTGGCAATGGCGGTGGCGCGCGCCTCAAGGGCGGGGACGAGCGCGCGGATGTCGTCGGCGTTGGTGCCCCGATCGCCGGAGACCTTTGCGCGGATCGATCGCTCCTCGATGTCGAGCGCGCGGGCGAGGGCGGGCACGCCGAGATAGAGCGCGGCGAAGTTGATCCAGCGATGATGCTGAACGCGCTGTTTCATCTCGATGATGGCGGCGGCGGGTGAGCCGTTTTCCGGCTCGCTCATTGTTCGGGCCGGATCATGTAGAGGTCGGCGAACTGGTCGAGCGTCGCTTCGCCGGAGCGAACCATGCGGACATGCTTCTCCAGTTCTTCGAGCACGAAGGCATAGGCCCCATGATCGCGCTTCGGGTCGATTGCGCCGCGCGCCTGGCGCAGCATGTTGGCGAGGTCGATTTTCATGCGGAGCCTTTCACGCTGCACCAGCGCGACGCGCACCGGCTGGCTTCTTCAGGGGTGACGCGGCGCTCGCACTGGCTGCACCAGTCGGTCGTGCGCGGGACGGCGGCGGCAATGCCTGCGGCGTGCCACCAGCGATGCGCGGTGTTCGCGGCCTGGCCGGGCGTTTCGCGGAGACGCGGTCGTGCGCTCATTCCGCAGCCTCCAGATCGAGCAGGTCGAACAGGCTGGGGATCGATGCGGCCTTCTCGGCATCGGCGAGGTAGCCGCAGGCGAAGGCGAAATAGTCGGGGTTGAGTTCGGAGCCGTACCCGCGCCGCCCTTTCTCGATCGCGCGCATCGGCACGGTGCCGAGACCGGCGAAGGGGTCGAACACGAGCTCGCCCTTCATGCTGAACCGGTCGATCAGGCGATCGACGATGTCGAACTGCAGCGGGCAGACGTGCTTCTCGGCACCCTTGCGCACCTGCTCGGCGTTGAGCGTGCGCATCCGCGCGATGTCATCCCAGGTGTCATCACGATGCGCGCCCGGGGCGAGGCTCATGAAGGTGCGGGGGAGCTTGCCACGGCCGTCGCTGCCAGCGCGCGCCTCGATCGTCTCGCCGATGGCGACGTGCGCCTCATGATCATGGATCAGGTCGCGCGTCTGGGTCAGGAATTGCTTGACCAGCTGGCCCACGGGCATCTCGGCGAACCGACAAGCAATGTTTGACAGTTCGTCCGGCGTCGCGGGCCGGTTGCCGCTCGATCGCCAGAAGCTGTGCGCGTCGATCTGCCAGCGGGCGAGGCTGTAGTCGGCGGCATCCTTGACCACCGGCGTGTCGGCATAGGCGCGGCTGGTGTCGCTCTGCGGCTTGCGCAGCAGCAGGACGTATTCGGGCGAGCCGACGCCCATCTTCGTCCCGTCCTTGAGCATCTCGCTATAGGACAGGCGGTAGGTCTGGTTGTTCTCCCGGACCACGTCGGTGTTGACGTGGATCATCCCGAGGTACTGGAAGCCGTGCCGCAGATAGTGGAACAGCGCCTTGGCGTGGAACGGGTTGACGGTCGGCACGCCTTCCCCCGTCACGCTTCCGAACAGGATCCGGTCCTTGACGTGGATGCAGGCGAGGCGGCCGGGTGCCAGCGCGTTGAGCAGCGCCGGGGTCAGGTGGTCCATCTGGGCGAAGAAGTGATCGTCGCCGTCGGTGTGGCCGAAGTCGTTGTAGCTCGGCGTGTATTCGTAATGGTTCGAAAAGGGGATGGAGGTGACGATCAGGTCGACCGATCCCGGCTCAAGCCGCGCGGCTTCATCCACGCAATCGTTATGCGCCAGCGTCCAGCCATTGCCGGTGACCACACGGCGCTCGACGCCGATCGACCGCCGCAAGGTGGAGAGCGCGACCTCATGCTGCAGGCCGAAGCGGCGGATGATCCCGCTCATGCGCTCGGCCATCGCGTCATGCTGTGCCCATTTGGCCTGCAGGTCGCGGACCACCTCCGTCTCCGTCTCGGCATGCACGATGTCGATGCGGACGGGGTGCGGCTGGCCGAAACGCTGGATGCGGTGGATCGCCTGGATAAAGTCGCGGAACTTGAAGCCGACGCCTGCGAACACCGCGCGATGGCAGTTGCGCTGGAGATTGCCGCCCGCGCCCATCATCACCGGCTTGGCGCCAAGGTTGCGCAGCGTACCCGCCTTGAACCGCTCGACGATCGCCTCACGCGCGTCGAGCTTCTGCGTGCCGTAGACGAACTCGCTCTCCGGGATCGCAGCGGCGAGTGCCTTCCGCTCATCTTCAAGGTCGTGCCAGAGGATGAAGTGGTCGGCCGGGTCCGCCTGGACGATCTCTGCCACCTTGGCGACGCGATCGTGCAGCGTGGTGCGCTTCTCGCGGGCCGCCTCCTGCACGCCCATGGCGGCATCGCGCAGGAGGCGGCCTTGCCCGCGCGCGTCCGCGCCGGCATTGGCAATGTCGGTGGTGACCTGATGCCAGTGCACCTCTATCGGGGGCAGTTCGTAGCCCTCGTCGGAAAAGCCGAGGTCGCTGGGGCGCTGCAGGCAGATCGCCCAACTGTTCACCCACAGCCAGAATTCCTCCTCCTTGTGCGGGTAGAGGGTGAGGTCACCCGCCTTCTCGCTGTTGCGCTGGAAGAAGCGGGTCAGCGCCTGGCCGGTGTCCATGATGCCGAGGAACCCGGCGTAATGGATCAGCTCCTTGTAGCGGTTGGGCGAGGGGGTCGCGGTCGCGACGAAGCGATAGGGGACATTCTCGAACAGGGGCAGGAACGTCTGGAACGTCTTGGAGCCGTAGGAGCGCAGGCAATCCGCCTCGTCCAGGCTGACCGCCCGGAAGCGGTCGATGGTGATCTTGCCCTCGCGGATGCTCTCATAGTTGGTGAGGAAGATGCCACCCTGATCCCCGCTCGCTTCGATCTCGGCGTCCGACTTCACGAAGCGCAGCTCGACGCCGAGCATCGCAGCGTCGTGTAGAAATTCGGCGCGGACGCCGAGCGGCGCGACGATCAGAGCGTCGGGCTTGTAGCCTTCCGCCACTTCCAGCTTGCGCAGGATGATGTCGAGGATCTCGATCTGCTGGACGGTCTTGTGCAGGCCGAACGCCTCGAACAGTGCGCGGCGCCCGCCTTCGACTGCCCAGCGGACGATCGGGCGGACGTGGTCGCGCATCGGACGGCCGTCGACCAGTTCGGCGCGGACGTCGACGAGATCGCAGGGCAGGCCCGCGGGCTGCGCTTGGGGCACCTTCGCTTCAAGAAATGCCTGATAGTCACGCATGGGCGTCACTCCGCCCGGCATCGGCGAGGATCTCGGCCCATGTCCGGTGATTGAGAAAGGGGTAGCTGCCATCCAGCGCGCGCGGCCGGAGCGGTCCGGCGAGCGGGCGGGATTGCGGGATGGCGTTCGGTTGGCGCTGCGCGGCCGGGTTCATGGCTCCACCGCCTGGTCGATGCGCGCGATCTGCTGGTCGATCAGGCGATCGATCAGGTCGAGGCGGGCGTTGACATCGGCTGCGCGCGACCCGCGCGGAAACTCCGCAGCGAGGTCGAGCGCGGCGCGGCTGGTGACCCCGAGCGCGAAGCGGACGTGGCGGCGGATATCCCAGCGCGCCATCTCGAGGTCGGCCTTGTCGGTGAGGTTGAATTCGACGCTCATTGGCCGGCCCCGCGCGTGAGGCTGTCGATCGCGGTGTCGCGGGCGGCGTTGATGCGGGCCATTGCGGCTTCGGAGCCGCCCGGCCGGTCGGGGTGCGCGTCGATCGCGAGGCGCTTCCACGCGGCGTTGATCTGATCGACGGTCGCGTTCGGCTGGAGCCCCAGCACCTGCCACCATTGTTCGGGGGCGGGGAGCGCCTGGTAGCCGGTGAACGCTTGCTCGACCGAGCCGACGCCCCAGCGCGCCTGACCGCGCAGCGCCTCGATATGGCGGGCGAGGGCGACGATGTTATCCTCGGGGCGCAGCCACTTGTCGCACGCAAGGACGGTGTCGCGGCCCTTGAGCTTGAAATAGCAGGCGACGCCCGGATCGGACGGGCGGGCACGGTCGCCGCGCGGGTCGCCGTTCAAGTTGAGTTCGACGTTGGTCGACAGGACGATGCTACGCGCGTCGAGCAGCGCGAGCTCGCGGGCGAGCTGGTCTCGCGCCTGACGCATCGTGACGTCTTGTTTCTGCGCGTAGCCCCGCCCGGTGTCGCGCTTCTTGTGGAACGGCGCTGCGGTGCGGACCCGCGACCGGGGCCAGCCCTGCGGCCACCTCAAGGGATAGGCCGTGGTCATGCCAGCACCATCGGGGCGAGGATGGCGGCGATTAGCCAGCAGGCACCGATCGCACCGACCATTGCGGCGTCATGGCCAGTGCCGGGTTGCGCAGTATCGACCCACAGCTTGTCGCCGCCCGGCGCGACGATCAGCGCGCGCTTGCCGTCTCGGCTGGTGGCGAGCAGGGGGCAGGTGGTAACTTCGTAAATGGTGCGCATGTCGGCGGTGCGACCGACGACACGGCGGTGTTCGAACGTCTCGACGCGCTCAAGGTCGCGGAGGCGGGAAATGACGGCGCGGGCGCGGCGATCATCGCTGGCGCGGGCGACGTCGAGTTCGCGGCGGAGGGTGGCATTTTGCTGGCGGGTCCAGCGCGAGGGAGCGTCCGACGTTCCGACCCACGGGTCGGTCCTGGACGGCGTGACGCGCGGTCCGTTGCGCAGCGCGCGGTCGATTTCCTCGGGGGTGAGTTTCCACGCGGGTGGCGCGGACGCAACTTCCTGTTCGCGCGCAACGGGTGCGCGCGTGGTTCCGGTGGCCATCGGCCTACCTCCCTGCTCAATGATGCAGCGTCGTCCGCCCGGGGGCGATCAGCTGTAAGTAGGGTGATAGCCAGCGATTAGCCAGCGTGCAACATGAAATTAGCGCGCGGGCTAATTTTCTAGAGCGCTCTTCCCAACCAGACGGGGCGGCCGATCAGGCGCGCCTCGTTTTCCTCGCGCTCATACTCGGTATAGCGCTGGTTCGCGGAGAAGATGCGCAGCCAGCCTCGCTTGCCGGGAACGCGCTCGACCAACTTCACGACATAGGCGTCGCCGTCATAAAGCGCGAAGGGACCGGGCTGGGTCGGGTCTTTGTCGCGTCGATCGCACAGGATCTGGTCGCCGTGCAGATAGCCGGCATCGACCATCGAATCGCCGCGAACGTCGATCAGGATGAAGTCGCTCGGCTGGCCGCGCAGGCGCTCCTCGATCAGTTGGCGCGATAGCAGCGCGCGACCTGGCTCGCCCTCGCCGGTGCCGCCGCCGCCCATGCCGGCGAACGAGGGCAGAACCTCGATCTCAACATATTCGGGGTCGGATGCAATGTCGTCGGTGTCGCCGAAATAATCTGGATAGCGCGCCTTGAGCTTGTCGATCGTATCGACGCTGAGCCTGCCCGGTCGCTTGCCGTTCCCGACGCGCGTCAACGTCGTTACCGCCACCCCGATCTCTTTGGCGATCGTGGTGAAGTTCTTGTCCAGATGCGTCGCGAGCGCGATGAGCATCTCTTTGTCGCGTTGATGGGCGGTCTTCATAGTTGCTGATTAGCGCGCGCGCTAATCAAGTCCAGTGCGGATTTGCGCATTTTGGGTGACAGTGTCCCAAATTAGCGCGCGGGCTATTTACGATTAGCACGATGGCTATTACTGTTTAGCCATGCTGGAGACGCAACAGACATCGCCCGAGGCCGCGCTGATCGAGCGCGTGAACCGCAGTTCCTTCACGATGAAGGAGGTTTGCCGAGAGGCAAAGGTGGCCGCCTCGACCCCGTGTCGCTGGTCCTCGCGCGGGTTTGAGGCGAAGGGTTCGACGATCGCCAAGATGAATGAAGCGCTCGACCGCCTGATCGCGCGCGGGCAGGACATTCGCGCGGACGCGGCCTGACCATGGGCGGCAACACCTTGCCCGAACGCGGCGGCTACGGCTCGCCCGAGGCGCTGTCGCGGCATAGCGGCGCGCGCATCGAAGTGTGCCGGATGGTGTTCGCCGTCGTCGATTTCGACCCGTTCCGCATCGCGGACCTGCGCAGCCAGTATCGCGACGCGGACCTGCTGCGCCAGCGCCGCGCGGTCGTGTGGTCGGCCAAGTTCCATACCAACGCATCCTTCTCCGAGATCGGCAAGGCGCTGTGCCGCGATCATTCCAGCATCACCCGCAGCCTGGACGAAGCGCTGGTGATGTGGCGGACCGATGCGGCTTTCGTCGAATTGTGCGAGCGGATCAGCGAGCGCGCGGTGTTGCGCGGATCGTGGCGCACGCTGGGGCGCCAGCCTGCGTTCGAGTTTCCGCCGATCGAGCGGCCGCAGCCGGTGGTGCCGCCGCAGGTCGCGTTCGATTTCGGCGGTGCCGGGTGAACGAGAAGCAAGCGCGGTTCGCGCAGGAATACATCATCGACACGAACGCCACCCAGGCAGCGATCCGCGCCGGGTATAGCGAGCGCACGGCCTATTCGCAGGGCGAGCGGCTGTTGAAACATGCTGAGGTGCGCGCCGAGATTGCGCGGCTTCGTGCAAAGTTGAGCGAGAAGCTGGAAATCACCGCCGAGAATGTCGTCAAGCGGTGGTGGGAGATCGCGACGGCCGATCCCAATGAGCTGATCCAGTTCCGCCGGCGCTGCTGTCGCTACTGTCATGGCGAGGGTCATGCGTATCAGTGGCGGGACGCGAACGAATTCGCCGCGGCGCTCGCGGCTGCAAAGGATCAGATCGACCAGGGCAAGAAGGTCGGGGACGATGATGAGACGGCCCGCGCGTGGATGGACCGGATCCTCAGCGATGCGCCGATCGCCTCCAAGCTCCCGACCGATGACGGCGGCTATGGCTTTCGCCGGGACCGCGAGCCGCACGCCGATTGCCCGAATTGCGACGGCGAGGGCGTGCCCGACATCCATGCGGCCGATAGCCGCAAGCTGACCGGCTCGGCGCGTGCGCTCTATGCGGGCGTCAAGCAGACGCGAGACGGGTTCGAGATCAAGATGCAGGATCAGGGCAAGGCACTCGACAACGTCGCGCGCTACCTTGGCCTGTTCAAGGACCGGATGGAGGTCAACGTCACCGATCGCGCGGCGATGATCGCGGCGGCGCGTAAGCGGGCAGCGGCGAAGCGCGACGAATGAAGCTGCGCCAGAACCTTGAGGACGATCCCGAGATCGCGCTGATCGAGGACATCGCGGCCTTCACCTTCGATCCCGAGGGCTATGTAAATTACGCGTTCCCATGGGAGAGCGAGAAGCTGCCGGAGAAGGGGCCGCGCGTCTGGCAGCGCGACACGCTCAAGATCATCGGGGACCACCTGTCGAACCCGGAGACGCGGTTTCAGCCGCTGCGCATCGCGGTCGCATCGGGCCACGGCATCGGCAAGTCGGCTTGTATCGCGTTCATCTCCAACTGGGCGCTCGATACCTGCGAGGACTGCAAGGTCGTCGTCACGGCCAACACCGAACCGCAGCTGCGCACCAAGACGATGCCGGAGATCTCGAAGTGGCGGAAGATGTCCGTCACCTCGCACTGGTTCAAGGTCAACGCGCAGTCGATCGTCAGCCTAGAGAAGGGGCGGGCAGATCAGTGGCGGCTCGACGCGGTCACCTGGTCGAAGGAGAATACCGAGGCGTTCGCGGGCCTGCATAACAAGGGCAAGCGCATCGTCGTTATCTATGACGAAGCGTCGGGCATCGATGATAAAGTCTGGGAGGTCACGCTTGGCGCGCTGACCGACGAAGAGACCGAGATCATCTGGATCGCGTTCGGCAACCCGACCAAGAACACCGGCGAGTTCCGCTGGTGCTTCGGCAAGAACCGCGCGCTGTGGCACACGCGCCAGATCGACAGCCGTACGGTCGAGGGCACGAACAAGGTCTATCTGAACAGCTTGGTCGTTGCCTATGGCATCGACAGCGACATCGTGAAGGTGCGCGTGCTGGGGCAATTCCCCTCCGCGTCGTCGATGCAGTTCATCGGCAACGATATCGTCCAGCGCGCCCGCACTGCGGCGGTGCCCAAGGGGCTGCTGTCCGATCCGCTGGTGTTCGGCGTGGACTGTGCGCGGTTCGGTGGCGATCATTCGACGCTGGCGATCCGATGCGGCAAGGATGCGCGGACGCGGCCGTGGAAGCGGTGGCACCAGATCGACAGCATGACGGTGGCTGGTGATGTCGCGCTGCAGGCGCAGATGTGGAAGCCCGATGCGATCATGGTCGATGTCGGCAATATCGGCGGCGGCGTGATCGATCGCCTGCGCCAGCTGCTCAAGGACAGCGTGCCGGTGTTCGAGGTGCATTTCGGCGGCACGGGCGGGTCGGTCGAGTGGGCGGCCGGCGTGCATATCAACACGGTCAACAAGCGGTCGATGATGTGGGCGGCGATGCGCGGCTGGCTCAAGGCGGGCGGCGTGATCCCCGACGAGCAGGTGATCGAGGATGACCTGACCGGGATCGAATATACCTATGCCGGCGGCGGCGAGACCGAGATCGCGCTGGAGAAGAAGTCGCACATGAAGGCCCGCGGGCTGGCTTCGCCGGACGATGGCGACGCGCTCGCCTGCACCTTCGCCTTCCCGGTCGCGCCGCGCACGACGGCGCGGCGGGATCCTGCAAGCTACATCGCCGGGCAGGCGACGCATTATGATCGTTTTTCGGAGTTGAACTGATGATCCGATCGCGCCTGATCAATGTGCGTCGCCAGACTGTGCACGGTGTAGACCTGATGGTCGCGGACTTCCGCGATGGCGACGAGTTGGGTAGTGTGTCGGTCGAGGTCGTCGTTTATGAGGCGCATGGCGATGCGGCGCTGGAAGAGCAGGTCGAGGGGGCGCTGGCGGAAGTCGAGGCTCGGCGGCGGCGCGCGAGCGTCGGCCCGATGTTGCGGCATGCCGAGTTAAGGTGACGATTCGACAGCCGTCTGAAATGGGCGCATGATCTCCCTCCTCTAGGGGGAGGATGACATGCTCAAGCTGTTTGCTTCGTCTGTTGCCGCGTTCGCCTTATCCAGCGCAGCGCCCATCTGCACAACGGCCGTCGCCGGTGGCCAGCAGGGTTGCTGCTCGCATCATGGCGGCGTCTGCGGCTGTGCGGGAAGCCGCAAGAAATGCTGCGACGGGACGTTGAGCCCCAGTTGTCGCTGCTAGCTTGCGCGCGGCGCGCGCGGCCTTCGTGCATTAGCGCCACCTAGTCGGGCCGTCCCCGCATGACGCCATCTCACTGGAGATGGCATCATGTGCGGTACGCCCGACGTTCCCAATCCCCCTGAACGCCAATCGGCGCGTGCGCCGAGCGGCGATATCGGCCTGCGCATGGCTGATCGCGACCGTCGGCGCCGTGGTTACGGCGCGGCGATGATCGCGCCCGCGTCCGGCATGGCCGCGACCACGAACGTCCTTGGGGTCTGATGGCCCAGGGCGGCACCCTGACCCTGCGGCGCTCCGAGGATGACAAGGCGCGCGAGCATGCGGAGCATCGCCACAAGGCGATGATGCCGTCGAGCGATATCGTGGCCGATTGCTACGAGATCGCCGGGCTGTGCCTGCCGCAGCGGTCGCGCGCGCTGGTCGAAAGCCACAAGGGTAAGCAGCGCAACGCATCGACCAAGGTCAACCTCTACGACGGGCACAGCATCCGCAGCATGCGGACGCTGGGCAATGGCATGCTGTCGGGCATGGCGTCGCGGTCACGGCCGTGGCGCAAGTCGAAGCTGGAGGATGAGGCGCTGGGCGATAGCTATGGCGTGCGCGTCTGGCTGTCGGCCTATGACAAGCTGATGGACGCGGCGCTCGCGTCGTCGAACTTCTATGACGCGATGCTCTGCTGCTTCCTCGAAATGGGGGCATTTGGCACGGGTGCGGTGCTGTTTCAGGCGCACGATGCGGACAGCCCCAAGCTGGTCGCGCATGCGCTGACCTTCGGCGAATATGGCATCGCGCTCGGCGCGGACCTGACGCCGGACAGCCTGTCGCGCACCTATTCGCTGACCACGCGCCAGATGGTCGCGTCGCATGTCGCGGACCGCTTCGACAGCCGCAAGCTCGACTGGTCGCGTGTCACCAAGGCGGTGGAAGAGGCGTGGGACAAGGGCGACTATGAGCGCCGCTTTCCGGTCAAGCAGCTGATCGAACCGAACCCGGCCTATCTGCCCGGTCGGCTGGGCAAGATCGGCATGCCTTATCGCTCGCTCAAATGGGAGGCGGGGCAGGAGGATCGCAAGTCGTTCCTCGCGATCGAGGGGTATCGCTCGCAGCCATTCTGTTCGCCGCGCTGGGAAGCGCTGGCCGGGGATGTCTGGGGAACGGGTCCCGGCAAGGTGGCGCTGCCCGATATGCGCGCGCTGCAGCTGCAGGCAAAGCGCAAGGGCGAGGCGACCGACATGATCGTGAAGCCTGCGACCTGGGGGCCTCCCACCATCGGACGGATCGGCATGCTGCCCGGTGCGCATACCACGGTCGCCGCGGCGGATATGAGCGTCGGGATCAAGCCGGTCTATGAGCTCGATTACCGCACGATCAGCATCCTGCGTGAAGACGTCATCGATGCGCGCGAGTCGGTCGACCGCGCCAAGTATGTCGACCTGTTCATGGCCGTCACCAATATGGACGGGGTGCAGCCGCGCAACGTCGAGGAGTTGGCGCGGCGGCATGAGGAGCAGCTTACCCAGCTCGGCCCGGTGGTCGATCGCGCCAATGGCGAGGGCCTGCAGATCGCGAACGATCGCGTTCACGACATCCTCGCCTCGCGTGGCGACCTGCTCAACAGCCTGCCTCCGCCGCCCGAAGAGCTGATGGACGAAGAGATCCGGACGGACTTCATCGGCATCCTTGCCCAGGCACAGCAGATGCTGGGGATCAGCAGCACGGAGCGCGCGGTCAGCTTTGTCGGCAACATGTCGGCGGCATTCCCCGGCGCTGCGGACAACATCGATCCCGATGCGATCGTGCGCGATTATTGGCAGCGCGTCGGGGCGATCCCGGCGGGTATGCGCGACGCCAAGGCGGTGGAGGCGATGCGGGCGCAGCGCGCGCAGGCGGAGAATGCCGAGCGCATGGCGGCGATGATGCCGGCGGCGCGCGATGGCGCGGACGCGGCGCGGCTGCTGTCCGAAGCGGATACCGGGACCGGATCGCTGCTTGAGAGGCTGGTCGGGTGAGCCGCCGCGCCAGTCAGGAAGAGCTCGATATGCAGCTGCTGATGCGCAACGCGGCGTTCCGACGCTTTTTGTTGCGTGTTTGTTCTCATGCCGGTATATGGCGTTCAACAGCCGGAGCCGATCAGGTCCTTCTCATGGAAGGACGCAGGTCTCTGGGGTTGGACATTCTTACCGAGGCTGCAGCGGGCGTGCCCCGCGCAACGAGCGTCGAGCATGTGCTCGCCGTCATCCTCACCGAATCCACCCCCAAGGAGACCGACGATGCGGAAGCCCGCGATCAATCCCTTTCTGATTAACCGTCTGGCGCTGTCGCCGGTCGAGCGCGCCATGGGCCGCGTCATGCGCGCGCCTGACGGCCATGCCGATGGCGGCGCGGCCGATGCGTCCGCGACCGCCGCAGCGAACGCCGCAGCGAACGCGCAGGATCCTGCAGCCGCCGCCGACCCGGGTGCAGCGGATGCGGCCGCGCAGGCGGCGCAGGGCGATCAGCAGCAGGGGGCGGGCGATGGCGACGCAAAGGCCGATGGCGAAGACGGTTCCTTCCTTGGCACCGCTGGACAAGGTGAAGGGCAGGAAGGCGCGGAGGGCGAGGGCGAAAAAGACACGGGCGGCGATGAAGGCGCTGCTGCGGGCGCTCCCGAGAAATATGAGCTGACGCCGCCCGAAGGGTTCGAGGCGATCGATCCCGCGCTGATGGGCGAAGCCGAGCCGGTGCTGCGCGAGCTGAACCTGTCGAACGAACAGGCACAGAAGCTGGTGCCGCTGGTCGGCAAGGCGATCCAGGACGCGGTCGCGAAGGCGAACGATGCCGGGGCGCAGCAGGTCGCCGATATGCGCAAGGGCTGGGCCGACGCGTTCGACGCGGATCCAGAGATCGGCGGCGCGAACCGCAAGGCGACCGAGGCGTCCGCCGCGCGCGCGTTCGATCACTATGGTCTCAAGCCCGGCGAAGGGCTGCGCCAGCTGCTCGACGAAAGCGGGATCGGCAACCATCCTGACATGATCCGCTTTGTGGCGCGCGTTGGTCGCGACCTGGCGGAGGGTAGCTTCGAGCGCGGTGACACCGTGCCGCAACCGAAGACGCCGGAGCAGAAGCTCTATGGCGAAGAGTTCCAACCGAAAGGGTAGCATATGGGTGTACGCAACGGGGCGCTTGCGACGCTGGTCGATGTCACCGCCACTTATGGCGAGGCCGGTGAAGCACAGGGTGAGGTCGCCGAAATCCTCACCAAGGACAATCCTGTCCTTGAAGATCTTCCGTGGAAGGAGGGCAACCTTCTGACGGGTGAGCGCACCTGGGTGCGCACGGGTAAGCCGACGCCGCAGTATCGCCGGTACAATCAGGGCGTCGCCAAGTCGAAGGGCACGGTCGGTTCGTTCGACGAAACCGCCGCGCAGCTGGCTGGCGCGTCGCAGATGGATCGCGGGCTCGCGATCCTCGGCGGCAATCCGGCCAAGGCGCGGATGTCGTTCGCCAAGCCGTGGCACGATGCCATGAACGAGACGTTCGCAGAGCGCCTGTTCTACGGGAACGCGTTCTTCGAGTCGAAGGAGTTCACCGGTCTCGCGCCGCGCTTCAACGATCTGTCGGGTCCGACGAAGAGCCAGATCATCGATTGCCAGGGCTCCGGCATCGACAATCGGTCGATGTGGCTGATCAACTGGGATCTCGACAAGGTCGGCGGCCTGTATCCGAAGGGCACGAAGGCGGGCCTGCTGCACATGGACACCACCGCCAACAAGGCGCTGGGTCCGGACGGCTACCCGATCGGCGACGTCGTCCAGGACGAAAACGGCAACGACTATCTCGCCTACACCGACTGGTGGCAGTGGGATCATGGCCTGTTCGTCAAGGATCCGCGCGCCGTCGTCCGCGCCGCGAATATCGACTATTCGCTGCTGACGCCGAACCGCAGCACCGGTGCCGATCTGGAAGACGTGATGGTGCAGATGTACCACCGCTGCCAGCATATCGGCCCCAACGCCGCCTACTATGTTCCCGGCCCGCTCGGCGCGATCATCCACCGTCAGGCGCTCAACGATGCGCGCCAGGGCCGTGGCATGCTCGGCTTCGACGAGGTCGGCGGCAAGAAGGTGCCGACCGTGCTCGGCGTCCCCATCCGCTCGCTCGATGTGCTGAACATCGACGAAGCCCGCGTCGTCTAAGGAGGCACCATGAACACCGACAAGGAACTGCTCTGCTCCGAGAAGCAGGCGATCACCGCCGATGCGGTCTCGACCGATGCCATCCTGATGAAGGGGCTTCTGGGCGCGGACCGCAGCCGCAACCTGCGTGCGTTCTGCCAGATCGAGGCGGATTTCACTCCGGACGGGTCGGCCACCGGCATCACGTTCGAGATCATCCAGGCGGATAACGCCGCGCTGACCACGAACGTGCAGTCGCTCTACTCGACCGGCGCGATCGCCAACGGGTCGAGCAACGTCAACCTGAAGGCTGGCAAGCGCGTCATCGACGTGCCGCTGCCCAAGGTGACGAAGGACTATCTCGGCTTCCGCTACACCACCAACGTCGGGGATTACACCACCGGCAAGGTGACCGCGGGCCTTGTGGTCGGCACCGACACCGCCCTCGCCGAACGTCCGATCGGCGAACTGCACGGCTACTAAGGGAGAGCCTCGATGGAAAAGATGATCCTCGACCGCAAGCGCTTCATCGGCGGGCGTCTGGCGCAGGAAGGTGAAGAGATCGACCTCGACGAAAAGGGCGGCTTCATGCCGGCCGGTTCGACGCCGGTCGATCAGATGACGACCGAGCAGCTCGAAGCGATCCTCGCCAAGCGCAAGAAGGAAGAGGGCAAGGCTGCAAAGCCCCAGCTCGACCATGACAGCGATGGCAAGGCGGGCGGTTCGAAGCCGCGCGCCGCGGCGGGCGCGAAGGCCGCCAAGGCAACGGGTGGAAAGACGCCTGCTCCGGCACCGACGCCGCCGGTCAAGCCGAGTGAGGGCGACGAGCTGTCGCTCGACGGCAAGGACCGGGCCGCGCTGATCGAGGTGGCTGGGCGCGAAGGCGTCGAGTTCGCGGAAGATGCGACCGACGACGAAATCCGCTCCGCAATCATTGCGAAGCGCGACGACGCCTGATCGGGGCTGCGTTGACTGACGGAAGCGGGGCGGCCTTCGGGTCGCCCCGTTTTTGTTTGTGCGTTCGCCGCGCGCGTCAGGTTGCGGCGGCATAGCTGGGGCATGGCATATTCCCGGCTCCAGATCTGGAACATGGCGCTGGCGCAGGTTCCGGCCAAGCGCGTCGATACGATCGATGAAGCCTCGATCGAGCGCGAAGCCTGTTCCGACGCCTATGAGAACGCGCTGCAGAAGCTGCTCGAAGGTAGCGATTACGACTTCGCCACGGTGCGCGCGCCGCTGGCGGTCGCAGTCAATGATCGTCCGGCCGAATGGCCCTATGCCTATGCGTTGCCGGCCGATCTGGCCAAGCCGCTTTACCTGTTGCCCTATGACAGCGCGACGGCTGGCAACGCCGTCTATTCGTGGGTGGGCCGTGCGCGCGGGTTCGAGGGGCGTGCGCCAATGCGCATTGCAGGCAATCGGCTCTACGCGCGGGTCGAGAATGCGGTGCTGGAATTTGTGTCCAGCGCGCCGCCGGAGAGCCGCTTCACCGCGAAGTTCGTCGATGCACTGGTGCTGGAGCTGGCGTCGCGCATCGTCATGCCGATCAACAAGGACAAGCGTCGCCAAGGCGACCTGATCCGTCTGGCGGAGGTCGCGCGACAGCGCGCCGAGGCGGAGAATATGAACCGCGACCGCGAAACGACGCGGGACTTCGTGCCCGACATCCTGCTCGCGCGGGAAGGATATGGAGATTTCCTGTGATCGAGCGCATCGGCGTGCAACCCGTCATCGTCACTGCCAGCCCCGCCATGGCGCGCCAGTCCTACCGGGTAACCGAGAGCGGGGAGGACGGGGCGGTCTCGCTGGAAGTCAGCTGTTCCAATGACCTGAGCATGCCGGGCAACGGCAACTACCTGCATTGGGCGAGCGACGCGGCCGGGCCATTCAAGGTCGAACGGTCGACCGGCGGCGTGTTCGTCGAGATCGCGTCGGTCGAGGCGCAATTCTACATGGATGCCGGCTGATGGTCGGGTCGCGCGTCGGGCTTCACAATTTCAGCCGCGGTATCCTGTCAAAGGAGCTGTGGGGCCGCGTCGATATCGCGCCCTACAGCGCGGGCGTGCGCCAAGCGATCAATATGCTGATCCTGAAATATGGCGGCCTGACCAAGCGACCGGGCACGCGGCTGGTCTATGAGATCAAGGATGGCGAGCAGCGGCTGATCCCGTTCGAGGGTGCATATGACGCCAACTATGCGATGATGCTGGGGCAGGCGACGATGCGCCTGGGCGCGGGTGGCGGCATGGTGCTGGAAGAGCGCCTGACCGTCGAGGCGGCAAGCAACACGAATCCGGTCGAGATCACCGCATCCTTCCACGGCTTTGCGGACGGCGATGAGGTGTTTTTCACCGGCATCGAGGGCATGATCGAACTCAACGGCCTGTTGCTGCCCGTGACCGTCACCGGCGAGGATACGTTCACGGTGCCGGTGGATGGTACCGGCTTCGGCGTGTTCACCGGAGACACCGGGGGTGCGATCCGAACCGAAGAGCCCGCGCCACCGCCACCGCCTCCGCCGGTGCCGGATCCTGTTCCGCCGCCTCCGCCTCCGCCTGTTGGCGGCGGTGGTGGTGGCATCCGCGACTATGAGGTTCTGCAGTGAGCGTCGCTCGGGTCTATCGGGCGCCAACGCCTTACAATGCGGTTGAGCTGGCCGAGCTCGACTATGTCCAGGCGTTCGACATCGTCTATCTGGCGCATCTCGACCATGATCCGACGAAGCTGGTGCGCTCCGGTCACACCGACTGGAGCTTCGCGACGATCAATGTCGGCCCGACGATCGATCCCCCGACGGGGGTCGGTGTCACCGCGACCGCCGCGAACACGGACGCTGACAATGGCGGCGACGCATATTTCCCCCAGCCAGCCTCCTATGTGGTGACGGCGATCGACGACGCGACCGGGCAGGAAAGTCGGCCATCGGCATCGGCGAGCGCCAGCAACGACCTGACGCTCAAGCGGAACAAGAACGTCGTCGCGTGGAGCGTGGCCACGGGCGCGGGGCGCTATCGCATCTACAAGGCTGAAAATCAGCAGTCGTTCGGGTTCATCGGCGAGACCACTGGGACCAGCTTCACCGACGACAACATCGCGCCCGACCTGACCGATGGTCCGCCGGAGGCGTTCAACCCCTTCGCCGGCGAGAATGACAAGCCATCGCGCGTTACCTTTTATGAGCAGGGCCTGTTCTGGGCGCGGACGCGCGCCAACCCGAACGGGCTGTATCGTTCGCGCACGGCCGACTTCGAGAATTACGACATCGCCCGGCCGGTGCGAGAGGATGACAGCATCACGATGCGCATCCAGGCGCAGAAGGTGAACGCGATCCATGCGCTGGTGCCGCTCACCAACCTGATCGCGCTGACCGGCGATGGCGTGTTCGTACTCACCGGGTCCAATCAGGATTACATCTCGGCCGCCCCGCCGCCGCTCGCCAAGCGCCAGTCCGGCCGGGGGGTGTCGCGGCTCAAGCCGCTCGTGCTCGACGAGGTCGTTTTCTACATGCCGGCGATCGGGTCGAGCGTCCGCAGCCTCGGCTTCACCTTCGAGATTGATGGCTATCGCTCGAACGACGTGTCGATCTTTTCGCCCGGGCTGTTCACCGGGTTCAGCATCACGAGCTGGACCTATGCGGAGGAGCCGCTGTCGGTCATCTGGTCCGCGCGCTCCGACGGCAAGATGCCGACCTTTACCTGGCAGCAGGAGCAGCAGGTCTGGGGATGGACGCTGTGCGAGACCGATGGCGTCGTCGAGCAGGTGTGTGCGGTGCCGGAGGGCGGGGAGAGCCGCGTCTATCTTGTTGTCCGCCGCAGGATTGCGGGGGAGGAGCGCCGGTTCCTTGAACGCATGGCGGCGGCGCGTTGGGCGGACGTCCGCGACAGCTGCTACGTCGACTGCGCGGTGACATTCCAGCCGGAGGCGGCGACGTCTCGCTTCTATGTCCCGCATCTGGCCGGCGCGACGGTCAACGCGATCGCCGATGGGTTTTCGATCAAGGGCCGGGTTGTCGGCGAGGACGGCTGGGTCGAGCTTGGCTACGACGTCGAAACTGTGGTGACGATCGGTCTGCCTTTCGAGGCGCTAGTCGAAACCCTGCCCGTCGTGCCGCAAACGGACAGCGGCTTCGCGCGCGGCAAGCGCCAGCAGCTCGGCGATATCGTTCTGCAGGTAGCCGATACCCGCATCGGGAGCGTGGAGACCGGTCGGCGCATCGAGAAGATGTATGCGGCGAAGGCGCGCAGCAAGGAGCCGCTCGGCACGCCCACGGCGCTATTCACCGGCGCGCTCGATACCGCGACCGAGGCGGTGACCGCTGGCGAGGCGACGCTGTTTATTCGGTCCAGCGACCCGCTGCCCTTCACGATGACGGCGGTGTATCTTGACCTGCAAATCCACGAGAGCGAATGATGCGCGTGGAGCTTCGACCTGCCAGCCCGGCGCATATCGGATCGATCGCCGCCCGGATGCGAGACGCGGACCGGATCGAGTGTGCTGCTTTTCGGCTCACCCCCAAGGATGCACTGCGCCAGGCGCTGCGCGGCGCATCGATCGCCGCGACCGCATTCGTCGATGGTCGGCCGGAAGCGATGCTCGGCGCAAGTTGCCTCAACGCAATCGAGGGGACTGGGCGGCCGTGGATGCTGGCGACCGGTCGGGCGTTCGACTGTGCGCGTCCGATGCTGGTGCTGGGGCCGGAGATAGTCGGGCAGCTGCATGCCCGCTTCACGCGGCTGGAGAATTTGGTCTGGCGCGGAAACGATCGCGCGATCCGGATGCTGCGGCGCTGGGGGTTCACGATCGGCGAGGATGCCGTGGTGCATGGCGGGCTGTATTTCCTGCCCTTTTGGAGAATGAGCGATGTGCGCTGATCCTGTCACCCTCACCCTGATCGCGTCGGCTGTAGCTGCGGCGGGCAGTGCCGCCTCGACCGTATCGGCGATGCAGCAGTCGACCTATCAAGCGCGTGTTGCTGACCGCAACGCCAAGATGGAGGACGCGGCGGCGCGCGACGCGATCGAGCGGGGCAAGCTGGAGGATCAGCGCTACCAGCGCCAGCTGTCGCAGCAGCAGGGCGCGCAGCGCGCGGCGCTGGCTGCGAACGGGATTGATGTCAGCTTTGGCAACGCTGCGGCGGTGCGCGAAGATCTGGCGCGGGCGGGGCAGGAAGACAGCCAGACGATCAGGGAAAACGCGATGCGCGAGGCGCGCGGGTTCGAGCTGTCGGCTGCGAACTACCGCGCCTCTGCGGCTGGCGCGCGCCAGGCGCGAACCGGACAGGCAATCAGCGGGGCATTCGACTTCGGGAGCACAGTGCTGGGCGGAGTGCAGCAGTATAAGCGGGTGCAGTGGAACCAGCGCAATCCGACTACCAACAGGCGAAATCCCTGGGGGTGACGCAAAAAGGGCGACGGTTGCCCGCCGCCCTCCATGCGCTGCGTCGGCCCGGCGAGCCTATGCGGCGGTCAGAAACGGCGGGAATTCCTTAGCCAGTCGGGTTAGTCCCTTCGGCGTCACCCGCACCTGCGTCGTCGTCTTTTCGCTTCCATCCGATCGGGTCACTACCGTGGTCTTATGCTCCAGCAACCCGGTCTGGAGCTTGGACTGATAGGCGATATAGTCGTTGCTCGCCTGACGGGTGTAAATCCAGTGATGGGCTCGAAGGAAAGTGAACAGCGCCTTGGGCTGGACTTGCAGGGTTTTCGCGGCGTCGGTGATGCACATTGAACCTTCCGACGCGGCGATCCGCTCCAGTGCCTGCACCTGTGGGCGCATCTCTTCGACCTCGCCTTGAAGTTCGAGCACCTTCTCGGTGTAGGAGAGCAGGATCCCGCGCATCGCGGCCGGGTCGTTCAGCATGGCGACGGGGTCCGCGGATTGCGCGGCCTGCGCCTCCAACTCCTGCCAGCGGTCGATGATGCGGGCGCGGAGGTCGGCGTTGTAACCCGACACGACAACAAGGGTGTCGCGCTTGGTCAGGTCGTAGACTTCGGTTGGGCGGCCACCACCCTCCGGGGAGTGGGGGCGGGGAGTTTTACGACTTTCTCGTAAAACCCCTTGGTCGAACAACCGTCGTATGGTCGCGACTACATCATTGTGCCGCGCATCGCAGAGCTCGGCGATTTCGCGGCTGCTCATGGTCTGCGGGGCGGCGGTGAGGTCAGTGGACATTGGCGATCTCCAGGACAAATCCTCGGACCGCTTCCAATGCGGCCACACCACCCTCCATCAGTCGGATTGCACCATCGAGCGCGCTTCCATTGAGAGGTTCCTCGAATGCCGGCTGGTGGGACAGTAATTCAAGCACGCCAGCCACTGCGGCTAGATGAGCATGCAGATCGTCGAAGCGCTGATTGAGCGCGGAGGTTGCAGGGGTTTGAGATTGCGCAGAGCGCATGATAGGCGCGACGGCAGCCATGACGTTCTCCCATATTGAGACGTTGCGGTCAGAGCCGGGCGGAAGTTGCAGCTTCCGTTCGGCTCGTTTTTCAGATACCTGATATAAACCATGACCGCAATATCGGGAACCCAAAAAAAGCGCGGCCGGCCTTCGACGGGCCGAACAGCGGTTATGGTCAAGCTGCTACCTGAACAGCTGGCCGCGCTCGATACATGGATTTCGGAGCAGCCTGACGCGCCGACGCGGCCGGAAGCGGTGCGGCGTATACTGACGGCGATGCTTGACCAATCGGCCTAGAATTTTTTCACCGGAAAACCCGTGAATGGTTTGGCTTCGCACCGACTGTAGGTGACGAGCGCGACTCCTGCGATTTCTATGCGCGCATACATCTCGCCGCTCTCGCGATTAACGGTGCGTTCGAAGCTAGCTTTATCTTTGGGAATGGTTGTCCGCTGCAGGACTATTTCAGTTTCGGAAACCGATGCAATAGGCAGCGTTTGTTCGCACCCTTCAAAGCAGAATCGCTTGGCTTCGAGGTCGATGCTAAACGTCGAGCGGACAGGCTTGTCCGTTTCGACCGTTTTCCCAAATTGGATCGTATCCTGCGTTCCGACGCATACGAGGTTAAAGCTCGCAGCTACAGCCAACGCCAACGGGATCATTTCATTCCTCCGCGTCATGGTGACGCATCATGTGACTGTGCATCGGGCTGATGCTTGCTGTCAAAGTGAAATACTGTCGATGCATGGCCCGTGTTCCGATCATCCAAGGTCCTTCAGTCGGCCTTGCCCCCGTCTCGCGCGAGCGCATCCGTCCCGTAGATAATGGCGGCGGCGCACTTGGAGGCCTTGGCCGCGGCCTGCAGCAGCTCGGGCAGACGGGCATGCAGGTTGCGCAGGCACAGGATCGCTTGCTGGAAGAGCAGGATGAGGCCGGGTCCAAGGCGCTCGACGCCGAGGCGATCCCGCTGATCCAGAAGTCGCTGACCGAGTTCACGGCGCTGCAGGGTGAGAAGGCGAGCGCCGAAGCGCTGGACGGGGCAAAGAAGCGACTGATCGAACAGCGGGACGAGTTCCTCAAGCGCGCGCCAACCCCCCGGATGCAACGCATGCTCGGCGATGTGCTCGACCATCGGCTTGCTTTGGCGGCCGGTCAGATGGAGGCGCATTCGGTCAAGCAGATCGGCGTGGCGTGGGAGACGGCGAGCGTGTCGCGCCAGACCGCGTCGGCGGAGGCCGCCATGGCGGCGAGCGATCCGGTCGAGCGGCGCATGCACATCGACACTGGCGTTGCTGAATTGCGCAAGCTGGGCGAGCGCAAGGGGGTCGGCGAGGATGTGCTCAAGGTCGAGGCGCTCAAATTCGCGTCGGGCATCCATCGCCGCGTCGCTCTCGATATGGTCGATGCCGACAATGTCGACGGGGCGCTTGCCTATCTGGAAGCGAACAAGGGCGAGATCGCGGCTGACGATGAAGCGCAGATCAACCGTGCCCTGCGCGATCCGCTGGAGCGACGGCAGACTGAGGGGGATACTGTCGGCATCCTGCGCGCGGAGACGGGCACCGAGGCGGGCGCCAGCTCCTCGCCGCATGATCCGCTTGGCGGAGCGGGTCGCATGCCGGTCAACGGCGGGGGCTATGGCGCGGCGCGGGATTATGGAGCGCATAACGCGGTGGACATTCCCGCCGCGCGCGGCACGCCGATCAAGCCGGAACGGGTTGGCACCGTGCGCGTGTCCAGCAGCGCCAAGGGCGGAAACATCGTCACGATCGACTATGGCGACGGGACTGTCGACAAATACATGCATTTGGACGCGGTCAGGGTGAAGGATGGCGACCGGGTCACCGCCGATACCGTGGTCGGCACGGTGGGCAGCACCGGGCGGTCGAGCGGTCCGCATCTGCACTGGCAGCGGCTGGTCGGCGGCAAGGCGGTCAATCCGCTAGAGGCGCGGAGCCGTGGTCCGCAGCAGGAACCGCAGCGGCATGACCTGGGCGCTGCGCTGGCCGAAGTCGATCGCCGCGCGGACGAGGGGGGGTGGTCGCCGGAGCGGCGAGCCCGGGCGAAGCAGTGGGTCGAGAACAGGGTGGATCAGGATGAAAAGCTGATCCGGCGGCGCGAAGACGAGGCCGACCGCCAGGCGTGGGATGCGATCGACGGTCTTCCAAACAATCAGATCACATCGATCGAGCAGATCCCGGCGAGCATCCGCTCGCGGATGAGTTCGCGCGCGCGGATGCAGATCGAGGATGAGATCGCCCGCAATACCAAGCCGAAGGAAGTCGAGGCGAATGGCGATGCGGCGATCACGCTCAAGGTGCTGGCGGCGCGGGACGAAGAGGCGTTCAAGGCGCTCGACCTGCGACAATACCGGTCGCAGCTCACGCCGGGAGAGTTTGAAAGTCTTGCGGTCGATCAGGCGCGGATGCGCGCGAAGCCAGCCGAGGCGCGCACGACGGCGAATGTCCGCGCCGAGATCGATCGCACGATCACCTTCTATGGTGGTGACATCGGGCTGGGCAAGAACGTCACCGATCGCAAGAACGAAGACGGTCGTCGCACCTATGGCCGCATCCAAGACAGCATGCGCGCCTATCTGGAGAGGGCGACCGAGGGCGGGAAGCGAAAGCCGACCGACGACGATCTGAAAGCGGCGTTCGATCACGCGACGATGGAGGTCATCGTGCGCGACCGGGGTGACCAGGTGGTCCGGCGCTATGAGGTCGATGGTCCGGCGCGGCTGGGGATCCGGGTGCCAAACGACGTCAAGGCGCGGATCGAGCAGTCGTTCGCGCGCGAGCGACGGCGTCTCCCCCGACCGGATGAGACGGTCGAAATCTATCTGCAAAACAAGGGAAGGCCGGGGTTCTGGCGATGAAGACCGATCCGCTAGACGCGCTGCTTGCCCCGCCTTCGCGTGAAGACCCGCTCGATGTTCTGCTGCGGCGCCAGGCGCAACAGCGCGCCGCCGCTGCGTTGGCGGTTTCGTCGCAGGATCCGGAGATCGCGGCCAAGGCAAACCGGCATTCACGCGATCTGGGCATTCCCGCGTCGACCGTCGAGCGCAATATCAAGGTGATTGATCGCGAAGCGACGGTCCGCACCGCTGTGCGCGAGATGAAGCAATCGACTTACCTGTCGCAATGGTTCGCCGACCCCCGCAACGCTGCGGCGGGGCTGGATGATGCCGGCGCGCTGCGCAAGCTCGCTGCTGCGACCCCGGCAAGGTCGGCACCCCAGCCGGGGGAAGCTCCATGGCTTGCTGTGCCGTTGGGCGGGACGTTCCCGGGCGTCGGCGCACCGCGGAAGCAGGCGGACCCGCTGGCCGGGACGGGTTACTATCTCCGGGCAAACCCGCCGCGCCCCCAGCGGATACCCCCCCAACCGGCGCAGCCTGGAGTTCGCCTTGGTAGTGCGGCGGAGCAGCAGATTTTGGCGCGGCGGATCGAGGGGCAGCGCCGCGCGGAAGGTCCGTTCGGTCGTATTGGCGCGCTGCTCGAGCGCGGTCTGTCATCACTGCATGCAGGTCTTAGCCGTACCGAGGCGGCATTTTCCCGTGCGATTGGTGCGGACGGCTGGGCGGACCACGTTGAGGCGTCGGCGCGGCGTAATGAGATGGTGGCAGCTGCGCCCATCCCGGGAGAGACGAGTCTTGGCGAGGTGAAGGCCAACCCGACTGTGGGCAATGTCCTGTCCTTCGGTGCCGAGGCGACGGTGCAGTCGGCGCCCGGGACCTTTGTTGCCGTCGCAGGTGCCCCGCTGTTCGTGCTTTCGCAGGCTGGAAGCATCGGTCAGTCGCGCGCGGAAAACAATCGGCGCACCGACGCGAACCTTGGTGATGTGGCAATCGCAACGCCGGCGGCTGTGGCTTCGATGTGGCTGGAGCGCACCGGCATTTTCGGCATTCTGGACGCCGCGGGCAAGAACGTCGTCACGCGCGTGCTCAAGGCTGGCGGTAAGGAAGCCGCGACCGAGGTTGCACAGTCGAACGTAGAATATGCTGGCGGGACGCTCGGTACCGTAGAGGGATGGCAGGCGGAGGGTGCGCTGGATCAGTCGCTCGCCGGTCTGATCGGTGGCGGGTTCATGGGAACAACCGTTCGCGGCGGGATCGAGGCCGGGGCGGGTGTCCGCGCGGCCGTTCGGAAGGTCGCTGACAAGGCACTGGTCGGGCGCGAGCGCGCCGAGATGGACGCGATCATGGATGCGGCGGCGGGGACCAAGCTGCGCCAGCGCGATCCCGAGGCGCTGCGGCTGTTCCTGTCGGGGCTCACCGAAGACACGGCCGTCGAGAATGTGTACCTGCCCGGTGAAGCGGTTGCGACGTACCTGCAGTCCGGCACCGATCAGGATGCCGAGTTCTGGGCGGGGTATGAGGATGCGATCGCCGAGGCGGTCGCTTCGGGGGGCGATGTCGTATTGCCGACCGCCGAGGTCGCGGCGCGGCTGGCTGGCACGCCCGCATGGGATGCGCTGCGCGACGAAGCACGGTTTTCGCCAGGCGGGCAATCGCGTCGCGAGGCCGGCGAGATAAGCGAAAGCGATGTCGAAGAGCTGGTCAGTGCGATCGAGCAAGAGATGGGTGCCGCGCGCGATGCGGCTGGGCCGCGCGAGCAGGTGTTCGGCGAGATGATGGCGAAGCTCACCAACGCGGGCTTCACTCCCGATGTCGCGCGGCAATATGCGGCGCTGTGGACCGCGCGGGCCGCCACCCGCGCCGAGCGACTGGGCGAGGCGCTGCGCGGCGACGAAGCCCAGTCGCTCACCATCAACCGCGTGCTGCCCGAGGGGCTCAAGCCGATCGCGTCGGTCGATAATCTCGATCTGGTCATTCAGGCGCTGCGACGGGGGCGGGACAGCCAGGTTGGCCGGGGCGGTCCGACGCTGCTGGAGTGGATCGCAGCACGCGGCGGGATCGACGATGTCGGCGGTGACATCGCGTCGATGGGCGGTGATCGCTGGCATCTGCTCGACACCGCGCGCAAGGCGACGATCAAGAGCGGCAAGCGCAAGGGGCAGGAAACCACCGTCACCACGGTCGCAGGGCGCCGCAAGCTGATCCGGGACCGTGCGGCGGCGGGGCAGGGCGCGATGTTCGCCGGCGGCGCGGCTGGCGATGGCAACCGTTTTGGCCTCGACGAAACACTGCGCGCGGCAATCGAAGCGGGCTTCTTCCCCGAACTGGCGCGGACCGAACAGAACGGGCAGTCACTGACCGATGCGGACCTCGCCGACACGCAGGTGCTGCTCGACGCGATCAGTGACGAGCTGCGCGGCAATCCCCGACGCGCCGAGAATGCGGAGACCGACCGTCTGCGCGACATGGCGGATGAGCTGACCCAGCTGCTCGACGAGGCTGGCATCGACGCTTCGACCGCGAGCGATGGCGATATCCGCGCGTTTGTGCAGCGGTTTCAGGCAGCGGCGACGGAAGGCCGGAGCTATGAGCAGGAGCTGGTAGATCAGGCGAGCCCGCGTCGCCCTGCTACGACGCTGGACGAAGCCACCCGTGCTGTCAGTGAGATTGTGGGCGGCGAGTTCACCAACGCGGCGACGGGCATCGCGGCGCAGCTGTCGCGCAACTCGCTGCGCAAGATGACCAGCGGCTCGGCGACCCGGAAGTCGCGGACGCCGCACGACCATGCGCTTGCGGTCGCCAATGTCGACCAGCTGTTTCAGGCTGCCCTGCTCAACGAAACCCGGCCGGACGCGCGGAGCGATGCGCCCCGGTTCATCCATCGCTTTGTCGCGCCGATGATCGCCGCCGATGGCGAGGTGGTCGCGGTCAAGATCACGGTGAAAGAGACCGAGGGGGCGCGCGCGCCGAACGTGCTCTACACGGTCGAGGCGATTGAGGTTGATGAAACGGGAGACGTGAAGCCCGTCGGCTTGGCCCCAGCCGAGACCGGGATTGAGCAGGTGCCGCCGCAAGCGGCGGACAACCGACCGACGGGCTTCAACGAAGATGTAAGGGCAGCCATCCGGGCGGTCAAGGATGCGGCCCGGTCGTTCGACCAGACGTTCGAGAGCGGCGCGCGGGGCCGTATCACCTTTGGTCAGGAGCAGCGGACGATCGACCTGTTCGCCAAGGCGGACCTTTCGACGTTCCTGCACGAGACCGGACATGACTGGCTGGAGCAGCTGAAGGCGGATGCTGGCCGTGCGGTGGAGGGCGAGGGCAGCAAGGAAGCGCGCCAGCTGTTCGCGGATTGGGAGACGGTGAAGGCGTGGTTTGCGACCAACGGCCATCCGATCGGCGAAGACGGCACGATCCCGGTCGAAGCGCACGAGATGTGGGCGCGCGGCGTCGAGCGGTTCGTGATGGAGGGGAAGGCCCCGTCCATCGGTTTGCGCCGGGCATTCGATGCGTTTCGGTCGTGGCTGCTCAACATCTATCAAGTCGTCCAGAACCTGCGGTCGCCGATCGATGGGCGGATCCGTGATGTGATGATGCGGCTGGTCGCGACCGACATGGAAATCGGGCTGGCGCTGGAGGATGAGGCGATCCGCCTGTCGTTCGATCGCGAACAGTTAGGGATGGGGCCGATAGAATATGCCGCCCTGCAGCAGGCAAGCGTCGAGGCGCGCGACGAAGCGCGCGATGCGTTGCTGTATCGCGTGATGGCTAGCGTCCGCGCCAAGCGAACCAAGGAGTATCAGGATCAGCGGGCCGGGGTGCTGGAGACGGTTACCGCCGAGGTCGCGGCCCGACCGGTGTTCAAGGCGATGGCAATGCTGCGCGGTGGTGCGCGGATCGATCGCGACTGGCTGATCGCGAATTATGGCGCCGATGCCCCGGTGCTGATGCCCAAGTCTGTGCCGCCGATCGTCGGGGAGAATGGAACGGCGGCTGACAGCATCGCCGAGCTGAGCGGGTTCGACACGGCGGACGCAATGATCCGCGCGCTGATGGGGCTGGAGGTTCGTCGCCGCGAAATGCGCGCGGCTAATGACGGCCGGAGTGTGCGGGCCGCCGTGGTCGAGGATGAAACCGACGCGATCATGCGCGACCGCTATGGTGATCCACTGTCGGACGGCACGATCGAGCGCGAGGCGCGGGAGATCATCCATAGCGACCGGTCCGGTGAGGTGATGGCGGCGGAGCTGCGGGCGCTGGAGCGCCGCCGGCGCGGCGCGGGTGATCCGAACCAGGCGATTACAGCTTATCAGGTGGCCAAGCGCTGGGCGGCGGACAAGGTGCGCAGCGGCAAGGTGGCGGATGTCGCATCGCGCGGCGCCATCGACCAGTATCGTCGGGCCGGGCGGCTGGCCGCGCGCCGGGCCGAAGAGGCGATGGTCAAGGGCGATATCGACGAGGCGTTCTTCCAGAAGCGCGCGCAGATGCTCAACACCGCGCTGGTCAGCGAGGCGACGGCCGCCGCCGATGCGGTGGATGAGGCGGTCAAGCGGTTGAGCCGGGTCGCCAAGCGGCGTACCATGAAGAACGTCGACCAGGACTATCTGGAGCAGGCGCAGGCCATGCTCGAATCGGTCGAGCTGCGCGAACGCTCGCAGGTGTCGCTGCGGCGACAGGGCGCGTTCGAGGCGTGGGTGCGCCAGCAGGAGGCGGAAGGCCGGGAGATCGTGGTGCCCGCCCGGTTCGAGGCGGTGATCGGCACAACGCACTGGTCGAAGCTGTCGGTCGAGAACCTGCTCGGCCTGGACGATGCGGTTGCCCAGATCATGAACCTTGGCCGCATGAAGCAGACGATGATCGACGCGCAGGAGGAGCGCGAATTCGAGGCGATCGTGAGCGACGCGGTCCAGGCGGCGGAGAAATTGCCGCAGCGGCCGCCTTCGAACCTGATGACGCCGGGCTTTGCCGATCAGCTGAAAGACGGCCTCGCCAATGCAGACGCGGCGCTGCTCAAGATGGAGACGGTGTTCGACTGGCTCGACGGGGGCAATTCGAACGGGATCTTCAACCGGATCGCATTTCGACCGATCGCGGCGGCGCAGGATCGCGAGAATGCGTTGCTGCAGGATTACATGAAGCGCATCGCCGATGCCTTTGCCGCAGTGCCGTCCGATGTCGCGAAGCGGTGGCAGGATCGGGTCGAGGTGACCGAGCTGCTCAACCGCGAAACCGGCCAGCCGTGGGTGCTGACCCGGCACGAGCTGGTCGCGGTCGCGCTGAACATGGGCAATGAGGGGAACATCCAGCGCCTGACCGACGGCTATGGCTGGCCGGAAACGCTGGTACGCGACGTGCTCAACCGCGAATTGTCGGCGAGCGAGTGGCAGTTCGTGCAGAACGTCTGGGACATCATCGATACGCTCTGGCCGGAGATCGCGGCGATGGAGCGCCGGGTGAACGGGGTCGAGCCTGACAAGGTGATGGCGAAGCCGCTGGAGACGCCGCACGGGACGTTCCGCGGGGGATATTACCCGGCGGTCTATGACACGGGCAAAAGCTATGCCGCCGAGCAGTTCGGCGGGGAGGCTTCGGACCTGCTCGACGGCAAGTACACCCGCGCCACCACCCGCGCATCAGCGTCGAAGGAGCGGTCGGAAAAGGTCAAGCGTCCGCTGCTGCTGCAGCTGGGGGTCATCAATCGCCATCTGGGCGAGGTGATCCATGACGTCACGCATCGCGAGGCACTGATCAACGCCTGGCGCTTCCTTGGGGAAGAGCGGGTGATGAAGGCGGTCGACCAGTCGCTCGGCCCGGCGATCCGCAAGCAGTTCAAGCCGTGGCTGCGCCATGTGGCGAACAGCTGGGCGAGCGAGCGTGCCGGCAATGAAGGGATCGCGAAGTTCATCAATGGCATGCGCACCAACGCGACGGTGGTCGGCATGGGGTGGCGGGTCTCCACGATCATGACGCAGGCGGCGGGGTACTCCAACAGCTTCGAATATGTCGGGATGCGCTGGGTTGGGCCGGAGATTGCGCGCTTCGCAGCGCAGCTGACCGGATCGGCGGCGCGGTTCGTGACCTTCCAGGGTGTGCGCATGCCCGCGATGATGGCCTTTGTGCGCGCCCGGTCGGGCGAGATTGCAAACCGCATGGACACGCTCGACCGCGACGTGTTGCGCTCGGTCAACGCGATGCGCGGTCAAACGGGCATCGTCGCGCAGGCAAAGCGGTCGATGTTCATGGGCATCGGTCTGATGGATCAGGCGGTTGTCATCCCGACCTGGATGGGTGCCTATAACAAGGCGATTGCCGCCGGGATGGAAGAAGCCGACGCGATCTTCGCTGCGGACAAGGCGGTGCGCGTGTCGCAGGGTGCGAGCGGCGCCAAGGATCTGGCGGCTGTGGCGCGTGGGGACGGCAAGTGGGGTGAGGCGCTGAAGTTTTTCACCATGTTCTATTCCTACCTGTCGGCCTTTCACCAGCGCCAGCGGACGCTTGGGCGGGATGTCGCGACGGCCGTGCGTGAGCGCGATTACCGGATGACCCCGCGGCTGGTCGCGCGCGCCTGGTGGCTGATCGTCGTGCCTCCACTGCTTGCCGAATTACTCGCCGGGCGCGGTCCGGAAGAGGAAGAGGACTGGGGGTGGTGGGCGTTCCGCAAGATGCTGTTCCAGTCGCTTGGCCCTATCCCGTTCGTGCGCGACATCGGCGAGCCGCTCTGGGCGGCGGCGGAGGGGCGTCCGTCGTTCGGCTACAGCATGTCGCCGATCCAGCGCGTCGGCGAGACGTTCGTCAATGTGGGCGGCGACGCGGGCAAGATCGCGCGTGGCGAGGATACGAAGCGCGCGACCCGCAATGCACTCGAAGCGGCGGGCTATGCGACCGGGTTGGTGCCGGGGCAAGTGGCGTCGGCGGTGCAGTTCCTGGTCGATGTCGGAGAGGGTGAGCAGAACCCGGAGACGGCCGCCGAATGGTGGGAAGGCCTGACCAAGGGCAAGATCAAGGATCAGGAGGAGTAACGCCCTCTGTGCATTGCGCGGGCGCGATAGGGTCGGGCGCGTAGCCGGGTGCTGTCAGGCACCTGGAGCGATTGATGGCAGTCACCGTCGGAAATGGAGTGGTCGCGGGACCGTTCACCCCGAACGGGGTGACGACGTCCTTCGCGTTCGAATTTCGCGCGCTCGCTAAGGGCGACCTGACGGTCTATCGCGGCGCGCCCGACGATTGGGATGCGGTCGATCCGTCGCTGTATGATGTTGCCGTCAACACGGTCCAGGGCGGCACGGTGCAGTTCACCGCCGCGCCAGCCGCTGGCTATCCCCTCTACATCGCTGCCACTCCGCTGTTCGATCAGGGGACCGAATACCCGGGCGGCGAAGCGCCCTTCACTCCCAAGTCGTTAAACGCAGAGTTCGATCGCGCCGCGATGCGGGCGGTGGTGCTCAAAGAGCGGGTCGATCGCGCGGTCGTAGTGCCGCGTGGCGAAGAGCCCTTGCCCGCCGAATTGCCCGGCGAGGGCGAAGTCTGGGGCAATGTAGACGGGCGGATGGTCGGCGTGCCGAATGGCGCGGCAGCCTTTGCGGGCGCGGTGATCGAGGCGACGGCGCAGGTCGGTGCGCTGGTCGAGCAGGCGGCGGACCATGCCGGCGAGGCGGGGGATCAGGCGGGTATCGCGACGACGCAGGCGGGGATTGCGAGCGGGCAACAGGCCGTGGCCAGCGCGCAGGCGACCGTCGCGACCGCGCAGGCGGTGATTGCCACATCTGCCAAGGATTTGATCCTGGCGGCGCTGGTCGCGGGGAAGTATTTCGTCACGCCGTTGCTGGCCGATGCCAAGACGGCGGGCCTCGCCGCCGTGGCGAACGGCGAATCGTTCTATGCCACAGGGGGCGATGTCGATTATATCGGCTTCTACACCGACACGGCGGGCGTCGCGGTCGAGAAGGTCGAGGGGCGGATCGCCAAGCCGTCGCTTCTGAACAACGTGCCGACCGGTTCGGCATTGCAGATCTTCACGGGCGAGGCCCCGGATAATGTGGGCGTGACCGGCGACCGGGGATATTCGACCGACCGCAAGCTCAATTACCTTGCCCGAACCGGCACCGGGTGGGCGGCGGCGATTGCCGAGGATGGCACGCTCGTCCCCAAGATCAGCACCATCTACGACCTTGCCCGCGCGCCATTGCCCGCCGGGCTGATTACGTGCGTGCGCGCGCAGGGAACGACCGACCTGACCTTCGAGGACGATCGCACCAGCTATGCGACGTTCGCCGCCAACGAACCGCTTTGGCATCCGACGCGCGGCTATCTGTCCTTTCAGATTTCCGAGCAGCTTGCGCCCACGCCCGTCAATCCGGGCAATGGCAGTTTTACGTTCAACGCGCCGTCCGCTGGGCGTTACATCGTTTGGGGCAAAGGCGCGGGCACGGCACTGACCGCGCCCGGCGATACCAGCCCGGCGACCGCGACCGGCTTTGGGTCGCGCACGCTCGCCGATATCGGCTATCAGGTCATCGTCGTCACCACGCCGGGCAACATCAAGGTCACGCTGTCGGGCACGAGCGCGGCGACACGCATCCAGTGCGAGTATAATCCGCTGCTGCCCACACTGTCGGTGCCGACGCCGTTCATGCCGACTACCGGCGTGCGCAATGCCGACCAGCTGAAGGCAACGGGAGCGCTGGCCGCCGTTATTCAGGCGGCGGCGGGCTACGTGGAAATCGACGCGCGCGTACCGGTGCGGGCGACCAGCGCGCAGAACACGATCCTGGGCATGGCCAATTACCCGGTGTTCTTCGCATCCGGTCCGGCGTCGCTGACCTATTACGATACGGTCGAATTTATCAGCGTGACGCTGGGGTCGCGCACCTTTGCCGATGCGACGCCGCCGCGTTTGGCATTCAGCTGGGACGCCGCGACGCTGCGCTATGCGATGGGCGATCGGCGCGAGCGCGAAGCCGCGCACACGCTGGCGGCCGGGCTGTCGCGGGCGACTATCTGCCTGGGCGCGCGATACAACAGCGATATCTATGGGCAGGATAGCCTGAACGGCGCGATCAGCCGGATCGCGTTCGCCAATACGGCGGCGCTGGTGAGCCGCGAAGAGCTGTACCGCCGCTACTCCCCGATCCGCCTTCCGACGCTGGCCGACATGATGCCGACCGGGTTCGACGCCAAGCGCGACATGCCCGAGACGGTCGCGCGCATGGCGCTGCTGCTGGCCAACCCGGCGACCGAAGTGCTTCCGATTTTTGTGCTGGGCAATTCGGCGGCGGCGGGGGTGCCGGTGCGGTCGACAAGCTGGCCGCTCGCACTGGCGGCGCGGCTATTTGCACGCGGGATGCCGGTGTATACGAACAGCTTCACCGGCACGAACGGGACACCATGGACCGGTGGCACGAACGCCTATGACCCGCGTGCGACCTATACCGGCGGGGCTCCGAGCGGTGTCGGGCTGCACCCGTCCAACGCGATCACCCGCATCCCCGCCGGAACGTCGCTGCCGCTCGCATTCTCGACGACGCTGACCAAGCTGCAAGTCTGGACCACTACCGGGCCGGGCAATGGCAGCTATCAGGTGTCCACAGGAAGCGGTCCGATCGCGCCCGATGGTGGCGGTTCGGCGACGGTTTCAACCGATGGTGCCTTGGCGCTCGCCGCCAAGACGTTTACCGCCGATGCCGCCGCGACCTGGACGATTACGGCGATCGGTGCCGACGTGTTTCTGCACATGGCCATCGACAAGACGCCGGGGCGCATCCAGATCGTCAACGGTGCCATTTCCGGCGCGACTGCATCGACGCTGGCGACCGATACCAGCGTGACGAACTCCCTGTGGGAGTTGCCGCGCGCGCTGGGCGGGCCGCTGACGCTGCTGACGCCCGACCACGGGAACAGCTCGATTAACAGCGTGGCCATGGCCACCTATCGCGCCGCCGTCGCCGCGCAGATCGCGAAAGCCAAGGCCATCGCGGACGTGATCGCGATGACGCACATGACGTTCGCGCCGCAGCTGGCGCCCGATGCGCGCGACCGTGCCTATGCGATGGCGCAGAGCGCGATTGCACAGAATGGCGGGGCGAAGGTGTTCGATCTTCGCGCTTGGGAAGCCAAGATCGGTTACGCAACCATGCACGCCGCCGGATGGTATTTCGAGGCGGACATTCTGCAGGGCCTGCACTTCAACGGCACCGGCAATGACCGGCTGGTGGCGGCACCCGTCGAGGAAATGATGGTCGCGGCATGGATTGCCGCAGGGGGGACGCTGACATGATCGAACCGCAGCACGCGGAGCTGCTGGCGCAGGGCTTGAGCGATCAGGCGCGGCTGGCGTTCAACCTGGTCGGATCGGACGATGCGGCGGCGGTCGAGGCCGCGATCGAGCGCGCCACGGCGGCGCATCGGCGGTGGATCGAGGGGGACTTGCCCGACCTGTCGGATGGCCGGGTCGAGCTGCGCTTGCGGCTCGCCTTTGCCTATGACCCGATGGTGTTCGGATCGCCGGAATGATCGGGGTAAACGAGCTGATCGCCGGGCTATTCGGCAGTGGCGGCGTCCTGATCGCACAGCATGGCTTCGGCTGGCTGAAGGCGCGGGCGCGGACCAATGCCGATGTGGACAAGCATCGCGACACGTTGACCATCCAGATGCTCACCGTGGCGCGCGAAGAGATGGCGGCGGTGCGGCTGGAGCTGGCGGCGGCGCGCGAAGAGGCGGACGAGCTGCGGGCGTTGCATGCCCGGCTGGCGCATTTCGAGGAGGCGCTGGACCATATCCATGCTCTGTTGAACGCCGAGGGCGCAGAGGAAGAACGCGCGGCCGAGCGGCGGGCGACGGCCTTTCTGAACCGGATGCGTCGGCTGGCCGATGCCCGTGGCGCGATCATCAATGAAATGCAGCGCATGGATTCGGGTGCGCGCTTGCCGACCGAAGGAGGTGAACGATGACTTATGCACTGGGCGCGACGTCGCGCAAGGAACTGACTGGCGTGCATCCCGCGATCGAGATGCTGGTCCATGAAGCGATCGCGATCACCGCACAGGATTTCAGCGTCCATGACGGTCTGCGTACCGATGTGGAGCAGGTCGACTATGTCGCGCGCGGCGTGTCGAAGACGCTCAACAGCAAGCATAAGCGCCAGGCGGATGGGTTCGGCCATGCGGTCGATCTGGTTCCGTTCATCAATGGCAAGCTGCGCTGGGAGTGGAAGCCGATCTTTGTCATCGCCGCCGCGGTGCGCCAGGCGCTCGACATCGTAAATGCGAAGCGGGCGGAGGTCGGCAAGGCACCGATCAAACTGATCTGGGGTGGCGTCTGGGACCGCGACTTTGCAAGCTTTCCGGCTGATCCAAAGGTCATGGAGATGGCGGTCAACGCCTACGTCTCGCGTCGCCGCAAGCTGGGCAAGACGGCGTTCATCGACGGGCCGCATTTCGAGCTGGCGTCTTGAGCCTCCCGGGCTGGCCTCCCCGCGACTGGCGCATGCTGCTGGCGCTGGTGTTTCTTGCAGGGGGCGGGATCGCCTGCACTGCCTATGCCGGCGCGGTTCTGTGGGCGCTCGCGTGGGAAGACTGGCCTGCCGCCGTCGCGCCCGCTCGTATCCAGTGGCTCGGCTGGCTGGGGGTTGGTGCGCTCGCCCTGATCGGTGTCGTGTTGACCAGCTTCGGCTTCGTCCTTGGGCGGCGCGCGTGGAAGATCAAGGCGGGCAGCTTCGATGCATCGGCGGAGGGCGGCGAGGATAGCGCCCCAGCCGCCGCCATAGAGGGCGAACGATGATCCAGGGCTACATCCTCGGCGGGGTCGCGCTGCTCGGCGTGGCAGGATCCGTGGGCGGCTATTTCTATGGCCGGTCGGATGGGGCGGCGATCGAGCAAGCTGCGCAGGCGCGCGCCGATCGGGCAGTGGAGGAAGAGCGCAAGCGGCGAGAGGGTGATGTCGTTCAAGGCGAGACGGCCGGGCAGGCCGCCGAGGTCGAGCGCTCCACCCAGACGAAGGAGGTCTATCGTGAAATCGAGCGCGTCATTCCGGGCGAGCCTGTCTATATCAATCGCTGCAATGCTCCTGACGGGGTGCGGGCACTCGACCGCGCGGTCGACATCGCCAACGGCAACGATCCCGGGCAATCTGCTGGCGAAGCCGCCGGAAGTCCCGAAGGTCCGCCGCAGCCCTGACGGTTCGCAAAGCGGCGCGGACGCAACGCGCTCGCAGGTCGATCTTATTGACGTGGCTGGGGCGCTGCGGCTCCAGCTCGTGCGCCTGATCTGCGCGACGCACCGCAGCCAGGGCGACGCGGTGCCGGTCTGGTGTCCCGCTTCGCCGCCGCGTCCCTGATCGCGCGATACTCCTCCGCATCCTCGCATAGCTCCCCGGCCGGTAGCGCGAGATAGCGCTCAAGCCGGTCGCGGTCGGTCGCTGTGAGGCGGGCGGGCACGCCATGCTCGACGTAGCGCTGCAGATATGACGAATGCTTGCCCAGCAGGCGCGACATCGCGGCAAGCGATTCGCCGCGCTCGATCGCGGTCTCGCGGATGGTGTCGCGTGGGGGCAGCCAGAGATAGGCCGCGCGGTAGGCTGGGTTCGGTCGCAT